CACACCTCCCACAGCCAGGGCTGCAGCGTGTCCAGGCCTTGGTCTACTGATCGGTCTCCGAGGACGGCTCCGAAGAGCCAGGAGCTGGGGGGCTCGCATCGCCACCCGGGCGGCGGTGGCGAACTCGGCGGGTCCGGATGTCGAACTCGGCGAACGACTCGGTCTCGCCCGCGGCCTGCCGGGCGATCCAGACCACGCCCTTGATGCCGAGCGCGGTGCCCTTCGCGAACTCCCTCGTGACCAGGTGCGTGATGGACACGCCGAGCTGCTGCTCGATCCGGTTCAGGTCGGAGAACGGCATGTCGTCGACGACCTCGCGGTCGAACGTCACCCATTCCGGCCCGCCGTATTTCTCCCAGTCGCGCGGGTCGAGCTTCAGCTCGATGCCAGCCATCAGCCGTTCCTCTCAATCTGGTCGACGACACGCTTGACTGCGTCTTCGATCTTGTCTATGGCGCGCGGCATTGCGCGCTTGGCCGGCTCGTCGACAAGGCCTGGGCGAATGGCCTGCAGCACCCACGGGTTGGCCTTGAGCGTGCCGTCCTTGAGCCGGCGCATCCGGCCAAACACCGGGTGACGCAGGCGGCCCGCGTTGATGGCCTGGATGTCGCGGCGTTCACGCTTGCCCGAAGCCCAGAAAAGGACCGAGATGCGGCGGGATGCGACAAGCCGCACCTCGACCTTCGTGGCCAGGGCCACGTCGAAGCGGTGCTCGAAGCCCTGCGGGATGTACTCCCGCGTGTGGGCCTTCACCTCGTCCTCGATGACCTTGCCCGCCTGACGGCTGGCCTTGTCGAGTTCCTTCTTGAGGCCCTTCTGCCCGGCCGCGTGCAGGTTGTGGGCCAGCCGGAACAGATCCTTCTGGCCCGACACCTGCACGCGCACAGGTCAGCCGACCTTCTGAATCGCCGAGTACGCCGACCAGTTCGCGCTCATCGCGGTCGCGCCGTCGACGTTGGCATCGATGCTGATGTCCGCGAGGATCTGGCCCCAGAAGTACTGGGCGGTGTTGTTGGTGTTCGGGTAGAGGTAGAACTTGCGCGGCGCGCCGTCGACGGCCGCGGTGTAGGTCTGGGCGGTCGAGTCGTCGTAGAAGCCGCTGAACGACCCGGACGCGTCGCGCAGGCCGGACAGGTAGACCTTGTTGTCGTCGCCCATGGCGGTGACGTCGATCTTGTTGGTGGCGAAGTTCAGGTTGTAGCTGGCCACGAAGGGGAGCGGCTCGGCAGTCGCGGCAGATGACGCGACACCGAGGTAGACCCTCCCATTCCTACCCGAGATGCGAGCCATCAGGCCCCTCCTTTAGTTGACGATCAGCCGCAGCAGCGCGGCGGCAAAATGGGTGAAAGTCCGATCGGCGATTGCGTCACGGGCGGCAGTGGCGAGCTTGGTCCGCTCGCCGTCGTTGGCCAGGTACCAGCGCAGAAGCTCCCCGGCCTCGGCCGGCGACTCGAACGTGGGCAACATCCACAGCGTTTCGTCGCCCTCACCGCGCGGGTCACGGAGGAAGAACAGCCCACACGCGGCCATCTCGACCTCACGCGGACCCATCGCCCAGCCGTCGACCAGGTCAGGTGACTGGGCCTCGCGGCGGTAGAAGTTGATGCCAGCCCGCGCGGACCGGTACACGTCGGCGGTCGATGCGTTGTCCAGGCATTCGGACAGCTCGTGGCCGATGTACTCGCGCAGCGGCGACGTCGGCGACAGCCCCTGCCAGTTCCCGGCCAGCATCACCTCGAAGCCATCCAACCCCATGGCCTCGAAGAACTCGACACGTGACGCGTAGCCGGTGCCCACGAACGCAAAGTCGCTCACCAGTTCCGGCAGCGCCGGGCCCACGTGGTGGACCGAGGGCCGGTAGGCGTGCGGCATGTACACCGCGGGCCCGAACTGCTGGTAGGCGGCGATGTTCACCGGGTCGTTGAGCAGGTTCATGCTCGCGTGCTCGGCGAGCTCCAACTGCCGCCTGTCCTCGTACGGGCTCTCGGTGTGCACGACGACCACGGCGGTGCCGCGCCGGCGTGCCAGCTCGAGCAGCTCCGGCGGGACGTAGAACCCGCTGACAACCATGAGGACGTCGGGCTGCATCCGGTACAGCGCCGCATACAGGCCGTTGATCGCCAGCTCTTTGACCTGGTCCTCGGTGAGGGACCGCTTGAAGCGGCCTTCGCCGGCTTCCGACAGCTGGTTGCTGTAGAAGGTGAGCCGGTCGTGGAGGTTGTACTCGGCGACGTGCTGGCCGAGTTCCCGCAGCGCTTCGACCCAGCCGACGTAGACGTCGTGGACGGAGAACTGCGGGCCTGGGTGGACGACGAGGAACTTCATAGCGCCACCGACACGAGGACCTCGGCACCGAAGTACGCCTGACCACCGATGACGATCTCGCCGTAGCCCGACACCGACTCAACCCGGGCGAACGAAACGATCCCGCCGAGCGTCTGCCCAGCCTCGATCGCCGCGAACACCGACGCCGCGCCAGAGTGCGCCAGGTAGGCGTCCAGTGCCGTTTCGGCGTCCTCGGATTCCACGCCGGCCACGGCGAGTTTCACCAGGAACGTCGCGTCGTCGGAGGTGCCGTCCATGGCCGAGCCGTAGTTCATGAACTGCTGAGGCGACGGGTACACCACCGCCAGCGGAGGTGTCGCGCCGCCGCCGGGTGTGCGGGCGAACGTCTCCAGGCCGGTGATCGTCGCCAGGCGTGTTTTCAGCCCGTCGCGGACCTGCGTGATGGTGGCAGTCATGTCAGCCCACCAGCACCGGGTCGCGGCGGTACTTGCGCAGCTTCGCCGCGGCCATCGGGTTGTCGCGCACCCGCACGACACCCATGCCGTCGAAGCCCGCGACGCCGAACGCGGCGTCTTTGGCCTTGAACGTCGCCTCGGCGAGGATCAGGCACGCCTGCTTGACCGGCCCGGGCACCGCCGCCCAGCCCCACTTCGCGGTCACCTGAAGCGGCGCCCGGGTCGCGTTGCACGGGAAGCGGTACGCGCCGACTGCTTTGATCTGCCAGTACGGCCAGCCGGTCTCGCCGTCGACGATGCCGTTGAGCGGCTGCAGCTCGTAGTCCGCAGCAGCCCAGGTGGTGGCGTAGGTGCCGTCACCGGTGGTGTCGGTCTTGACGATCAGGCCGACGGTCGTGGCGATGTCGTCTACGGCGGTGAAGCCGGCGCGGTCCGGGTAGTAGACCCGGGCCGACACGGCGTCGTCGAGCCAGAACTTGCGCTGCCCGCAGTGCCCGTCAATCTCCCGGGATGCCGACTCAAGAGCGTCGGCGAGCTGGGTGTCCCACGTCGACACGGTGATCGCCATGCGGGACTTCAGCTCCGCGACAGAGGCATAGATCGTGGTGGCCACGACTCACCCCCGTTCGGGTCGGGTCGCCACACAGCGGACGTCGGCGGGCCGGTGCTGCTGGTCCACGGTGATGGCATCGAACCCGGCAGCGTCGAGGGCCTTGAGCAGGTCGTCAGGGTCGACGTTGCCGTAGTGCTCGCCCGGGTGCAGCTGCCAGCCGCCGTCGACGGCTGAGTGCGGCGCCCTGCCTGGTCCGGCCATCGTCGCGACGAACAACCCGCCTGGGCGCAGCGCGTCGAACGCGGTGCCGATGATCTGCGGCCAGGAGGCGGTGTGCTCGAACACCTCCGTGCAGACGACGACGTCGTAGACCCGGTCCGGTGTCCAGGTCGCGGCGTCGGCGACGATGTCGACGCCCTCGCCCGGGGCGATGTCCAGGGCGGTGTAGTCGGCGCACGGGAACAGGTTCCGGACGGTGCCGTTGATGTTCCGGCCGCCGATGTCGAGGACTTTCACGGCCTCGCTGGTCGCGTGCCGGGTGACCCACTCGTATGCCTCAGCGTGCACCTGACACCGCCTCGGCGTGCCAGAGGGTCGAGTGCTCGGCGGAGTAGCCAGGCGGCGGGGCCTCGGTGAAGAAGTACGCCGCAACGCTCTTTCGCCACCGCTTGGCGGCGAGCGGGTGCCCGTGCCAGGAGTGGTCCGAGGTCTCGAACACGACGGTGCGGTTGAACTCGGGTGCGATCGACGCGGCCTGGCCGGCCGCGTCCCACAGTTCGAGGCAACCGGCTTCGTCGTCCCAGC